AATTATCTGTATTTATCATGTTCGCCTTAATAAGCGTATTATTATTTTTTGGATTAAGTAAATGGATGCATTCATTACTAAGACACGAATATGTGGTTGAATGTTTTATAAATGAGGCTAATGTGAATCTCCCAATCAATACAACCTATAGCTGTAAAAACATGTGCGGACCATATAATAAATGTTCTATTACTGGAGAGAGATGTCTAAGTGATATAGATTGCTATGGTTGTAAACCAAGCACGAGTGACGTATCAGATACTTTTCTTGAAATAAACAAGGTCCAGGGGGATGATGATGCAGGAAAATATGCGTTCATAGCTCCAAATTACTCAGAATTAACAACCGATGTGGGAACGCGCGCTAAACTATTGGCACCTGCTGATAAATTTTCACCGCCTCCTGAATACAACACAGGGGTTAATATGTGGAAAGCTTCTTTTGACAAGGACGATGCATTATACAATAATATGTATAATCCACCCAAATTAACAAACATGCCAACCTATCCGTCCAGGTATAGCTTATCCGGACAATTTAGTGAAAATGGACCACTAGCATCAAACGCTTATTTGGAGTAAATATGCAAATGCCAAGAACATATAATATATCATGTTGAATATATGATATATCATACTGAAATACTACAACGTACGTTTCAAGTATGCACTAATCGCATTGAGTATGCGTCCATCTTTAGCAACATAGACTAAATAGTTAAACAATATGAATAAATTGACAAATATAGAGGTGTTATACATGAACTGCTTTTGTATTCTGTGAACACGAATATCATCTACTTTGTTATAATTTTGGGCTTTCTTAAATAATGCAAACATTAATAACACAAGAGACAATGTAAACAAAAAGGCAGATTCGTTATGTAGGTCGTTGTGGTCTTTTACTTGTTTCAAGGATTGTAAAATGTAGAGGTTTACTGCCGCTAAAAATGAAATGCTCAATATACCATCATTAATGTCTTTTAATTTGTCATTTTCTACTTGTAAGGTGGAGAGACCTTCTGTAGTATTTATAAACATGGTTAGGTAAATATTTATTATGGATAAAAATATAAATGACATCCAAAAGTTCTTTTGACCTGAAGCATGGTATAAAAGTAATGAGGCAATTATCGTTCCTAGACTGACCATTACTATGAAAGGAATTTCAAGAAAATTAAAATATTTATTTGCGTATTGATTTTCCACATCTACCAAACTATAACCAAGTAATATAACACCTTCAAATTTATGCTGATTATCTAATTGTTTTTTCCAAACACCAGTGATTTCATTCGTTTTTACTGCGCGGTTTGTCTCAGTACTCACAGTATAATGCGCGTATATGTTTGTGCCATCAGGATATTGTGGTCCATGAAAAATAGTTTCAAGAAAATCAGGATTTGTCGTAAATAAACTAAAGAGAAAACTATAATTATTTTGCCTGGTTAAGTCTGTGTGTGATAATCCTAAATTATCGACATTTTTATTTGCTCTTAATATATATTGGGTATTTGTTAAATAGTTTGTTACTCCGTTGCGGACTCTTTCATATATATGAATGTCATATTCATAATTATTATAGGTAAAAACCGCATTTTTATTATTGTAATTTATCCAGTCGGCATAATCCATATGGTCTAACATTTTTATTCTAGACACAATCTCTTTTGCAAATGCATCGGATAATTCAGACTTATGGGCTAAATTGTATTTCAGTTGGTCCACATAGCTTCCCGTTACCAATGATTGCCAATTTAATATATAATTTTTCACAATATACATTTGAAGAATAACATAACAAACATAAACCCCAATTAAAATATTTTGGTCATTCATTAAAATATTTCGTTTAAACATGGTGCGTATTATATTATTTATAGATAATATAATATTTTGTGTGAAAAAATCAATACCCGCCGCTTATGTGGCATACATCAATCCGCAGTTACCACCCACAAAGGTAACTATATTTATTCTCTCTTCAAAAAAGTGCAAGTCAAAATTGTAGTCGTATATGCGCCAGGTTGGTTTATTAATGCCGATGATTTCTCCGCTCACTGGATCGCAAATCGTAAGAACTTGTGCCAGTGGATCCAACTGGGGGATAGTAGTATTAAACTCCAACTCAATGTTATTAAATCGGGTCATGTTGGTTGCACCCGCCGGCTGATTATCCCACAATATGGCTCCGGAATTCATACTATAACTATAACAATACAGCCCAAACGGCGCATATCCTAACGTTCGAAGATATTTTTCAATATAATTGTAGACACCCGCCGGCTGAAGATTCTCTCTGTATTCCCCATCAAACAAGATTCCAAGCTCAACTAAAATTGAACGCATATTTTGCGAATTGTAATTTCCAGATAACATTAGCCCGGTTTGATAGCCATCTGGGTTGACACCAGGACCAATGGGTACAACCACTGGACTCCCACTTGCGTCTAATTCAATCACATTATAACTGCCGTCTGTTGGCGCTGGTATCAAGTCCGACGGCAAATAGCTATACGGCCAGTTGGTATAATTGCTCCACTCGTTGCGCAGATTTGCATCACTTCGTTGAAAATAAAACAAGTAATCCGATACTAATCCTATGGAATCCAGCTTTACGCGGTTCGGGCCAGTGACATTGTAGAAAATATTCTCGTGTACTTGCTTAAATATATATTTTTGTTCATTCATTGCAAAAAGTCTAGATTCGTCATTAGAGAGAAAACAATAGGTACAATTTAAATGGATGTCGGCGTTCCATATTGCACGTTTATCAATATATGCTGCTGCATTCAATGAAATATCCGGTGGCGGTTGCACAAAACGATACATTTGCATATGTTCTAAATTGAAATTTGGCGCCACATAGGGATAATTATAAAAGGGGTCAAATACGTCACGAATAGTAAAGAGCTGATTAATTGGGCGAAAGGTGATATTAATATACAACTCATTGTATTGTAGCGCAATGAGTGGAAATGCGCTTTGTGTTTTATTACAGAACCAGGCATTCAAGGGAATATAAATAGTGCGTCCACGAATGGAGGGCTCTGGGCCGCTTGAGGCTGTTGTATAAAACGCATTTGGATACGAATTTAAACGCGCCCCGCTGCTGGCTGGATCACACATATCTATTGACCCGCCACTCATGTTATTAAATAATAGGCGTTTTTGTCCAGTTAAATCACGCTCAATTTGTGCCAATAAATAGTCTCCGGAGAATTCCTGTAATTTTTGATTACCACAGGTGATGGTCACCTTACTGATCATCTTTGCACCTAGATTATCTATCCATTTGAATTCATAGGGCGCCCATTTATTGCCTGTTTCCGGAGTCGGAGGATAAATCGGCGACCAAATATTGGGCATGTCTACGGATATGTAGGTGTCCATCAACAAATCGGCATATCTAGGTATCTTGAACGTAAAGGTTGATTCGTCGGTTAATTGCAAAGTCCGCGCACCCTCATAATCCACGCGGAATTTTTGCATTCCAAAATTGGTTATTTTAGAATAAGTCGTTTTGAAAAAAGTTTTTGATGGATTTCCATATAATATAATTGATTGCTGACCTTCACTAATTAATGATAGTAATCCTCCAGCCATAGCGTTATTAATATATAATAATATTATTTAACTAATTTATTTCGATAATATAATATCTATTTATATCAGATATGGAAACTTCACAAACTGGACAAAATATTAAAAATACTATGAATCAACTGGCAAGTGCATTGAGCCCAAGTAATATAATGAAGACCTTTAATGAAAATATGGCATCCATCATTATCAGTATACTTTTAATTGCCATGATTGTTTTTATTATATGGGAACACTATCATATAAATAATTTAGAACCGAGCGAATGCAAACAATTGGATAAAATATATTCTTCCCTGGATGGCAAAATTAGCTCCATTACCACGAATCAAAACCCTGGTAAAGATGCGCCTAATAATTATACCTATACCTTGAAAGACTACTATATTAAAACCGCTTATAATGCGTGTAGTGTAAGTGATTACAAGAACAATGTGGTTTCTAGTTGTATATTGAAAGACCTTCTTAAACAAGGAGTTCGCGGGTTTGACTTTGAGATTTATTCATTGAATAATGAGCCTATTGTGGCTACATCTACCAATAATAGCTTTTATGTAAAGGAAACATTCAACTATGTTAAATTTGCTGAAGTATTGTCCATCTTTAAAAATTTCGCGTATTCTACAAGTACTGCACCCAACCCGAATGACCCTATTATACTGCACTTGCGGTTTAAGAGTAACAACCAAAAGATGTATACTGCAGTGGCAAGTCTATTTGAAAGCATGGATAGTTATTTGTTGGGCAAAAAGTATAGTTTTGAAAATGGAGGCAAAAATTTAGGAAATGTGCCGCTTCTGGATTTGGCTGGCAAAATAGTCGTGATAGTGGATAAATCAAATGTGGCATTTATGGAGAATGAGGGATTTAAGGAATATGTGAACATGACAAGTAATTCGGTTTTTATGCGTACACTGAAATTTACAAGTGGAATCAAGTATACGCCTGATATGGACGAGTTGAAGGAATTTAATAAGCACAATATGACAATGGTTATGCCTGATGATGGTATCAATCCTGATAATCCAAGTGGTCTCATGTCTAGAGCACTCGGTTGCCAAATGGTGGCTATGCGTTATCAGCAAATTGACAATAGTCTCAATGAGGACACGGCCTTTTTTGATACGACTGGGCATGCGTTTAGTTTGAAACCGGCGGATTTGAGATATATCCCAGTGACGATTCCTATGCCCCCGCCACCCAACCCTGCATTATCTTATGCACCGCGAAAATTAGCAGATGCTGGTGGGCTTTATAGCTTCAAGATTTAACCACCACTATCTAATTATTTTGCTACTTTGTGTTGATTTTGTTGTATTATATATTTTTATATACATAATATAACAACCTGATGAAATCCAAAAAAATATGTAATAATAAAATGTCGTTTGAAGAATGTGAATTAGCCATTCTTCGAATGTCTGTTGATTTAGCGCAAGAGAAAATGGCCAAGCGCGTTGTTTCGTCACCAAAGATACAAGAAATGACGACCATAGTTACTGATTTTATTAAGCGTAAAGGGCTCATTCCATATGGGGGTATTGCGATTAATAATATTTTGCCAAAAGATGACCAATTTTACGATGAAGAAACCGACATTCCCGATTACGACTTTTTCTCTCCCAATGCAATGGACGATGCAAAGGAATTGGCGGATATTTATCATAGCAAGGGGTTTGAGCAAATAGAAGCCAAGGCAGGGCAACACTTTGGTACCTACAAGGTGTTTGTGGAGTTTATACCCGTTGCAGATATTACCTACATACCTAAGGAATTGTTTAATACTCTTAAAAAACATGCAGTACGCGTCAATGGGATTTTGTATACCCCTCCTAATTTTTTGCGTATGTCCATGTTTTTAGAGTTGAGTCGGCCTGCGGGAGATACGGGTCGTTGGGAGAAGGTATATAAACGTTTGCGTCTTTTGAATAAACACTATCCAATGAAAAATGTAAAATGTAATAATATTGATTTTCAACGGCCAATGGAATATTCTCCAGACGAAGTAGAAGAAATATTTAATATTACAAAAGATACGTTAATTAACCAGTCTGTTGTCTTCTTTGGCGGTTACGCCATTTCATTGTATTCAAAATACATGCCCGCAAAACTACAAAAGAAATTGAGTCATAACCCTGATTTTGATGTTCTCTCTACTGACCCCAAGACGACTGCAGAAATATTAAGAGAGCGATTGAATGAAAATAATATTCGTAAAGTGAAAATAATATATAATAAACCTATTGGTGAGGTGATTCCAGAGAGTTATGAGGTCAAGGTAGGACAAGATACTATTGCTAATATTTACGCAACGATTGGATGTCATAGTTATAATACGATTGAC